CAGCGCTTCTGCTAAAACTAAAATCTTAGATAAAATCAGAGAGCCTATTAATAGGTTAAATAAAATGCAATTTCAAAAAAGATTTATTGAGGATAGATTATTTGCTACACTACCAAATATGGATAGTTGGTTAGTTCAATGTTTTGCTAAACTCAATCAAATGGCTGAGAAAACTCATGGGAAGAAAACGTAAATACAATACAGAAACAGAAAGAAAGGAAGCACAACGAAAGTGGTCTATGGACTACTATTATAAGAATAGATCGACTCTACAAGCAAAAGCTAGAGAGCGTTATCGTAGGAAGAAGCAAATGGAATTAATGGAGCAACAAAGAAAAGAATTATATGGCGAATGAAAATTTTAATCAATTCGGTCCGACATTTCAATCAAAGATAATCTCATCTTTACTATCGGATAATAAGTTTATACAAACTATAAGTGATATATTAGAACCAGCATACTTCGATTCGGATGCTAATAAATGGTTGTCTACAAAGATAAGTAAATATTTTATGGAGTTTAGAAAAGCTCCTACATTAGAAGTTCTTAAAGTTAAAATCAATCAGATGGATGATGAGATTCTAAAAGTATCTGTTGTTGAGAATCTTAAAGAGGCTTGGAGAAATATAGAATCTACAGATTTAGAATTTGTAAAGCAGGAAACATTGGGGTTCTGTAAAAATCAGGTTATTAAAACTTCTATTATGGAGTCAGTTGATTTGTTAGAACAAAAGAAATATGATGAAATAAAAGTATTAATAGATGCAGCTATGAAAGCTGGTAGTGAAAGAGATTTAGGACATGACTATATTATATCTCTAAATGATAGACTTACAGAATCAGTAAGAGCTACCTTACCAACACCTTGGGATTCTGTGAGTGGTGTGATGGATGGTGGATTAGCTGGTGGTGAGTTAGGTGTGTTAGTTGCACCTGCTGGTATTGGTAAGACTTGGTGTTTACAATCGTTGGGTGCTCATTTAGTAAGACAAGGTAAGACTGTAGTTCATTATACTTTGGAGTTGAATGAGGCTTATGTTGGATTAAGGTATGATACAGTATTTAGTGGAACACCAACTGCTAATATAAAATACTATCAAGAAGATGTTCAAAAAGCTATAGACAAACTAAAAGGTAAGTTGATTATAAAATATTACCCAACTCGTTCAGCATCAGTAAACACATTAGCTTCTCATCTAAAACAGATGGAGATACAAGAAATCAAACCTGATGTGGTTATAGTTGATTATGCTGACATCCTAAAACCAACTACATTCTATAAAGAGAAGAGACATGCTACAGGTGAAACTTATGAGAATCTTCGTGGTATGGCTGGTGAGTTTGATATTCCTATATGGACTGCTTCACAGGCTAATCGTAGTTCGTTGGAAGAAGATGTTATTGATGCTAGTAAAGTAGCTGAAGATTATAGTAAGGTAATGACTGCTGACTTTGTTATGTCTGTAAGTCGTAAGGTAGAAGATAAGATAGCTAATACAGGTAGATTTCATGTCATTAAAAATAGATTTGGTATTGATGGAATTACGTTTCCAGCAAACATTAATACCAATACAGGCTTCATAGAAGTGTATGAAGCTTCAACGCAGGGTGGTAAAGAGGCTCAAGGTAAGATGGATAATTCAGAAGAGTACCTAAGAAAAACTTTATCAAAAAAATATAAAGATATGGGTGGATTTGAGTAAATAAGAATTGGTATATATTATATTTAATAATGTACGAAAAAAGTAAATAGGAGTTATGATGGAAAAATTTCAGTTGTCGGAAAATTTTATAAATAAATATAAAAGAAAAAAGCCACCATTCGGCTTTAATGGTTTGGGTGAATTAGTTTATATGAGAACCTATTCAAGAATAAAAGAAGATGGTAAAAACGAAAGATGGTGGGAGACAGTACAAAGGGTTGTAGAAGGAACTTATTCAATGCAAAAGAATTGGATTGAATCACATCAGTTAGGTTGGAATGCATGGCAAGCACAAAAGAGTGCTCAAGATATGTATGAAAGAATTTTTACAATGAAGTTCCTACCACCAGGTAGAGGACTTTGGGCTATGGGAACGGCTATCACAGAAGACAAAGGTTTATATGCAGCTCTTAATAATTGTGCATTTGTCTCAACAAAAACTCTTAAAGAAGATTACTCAAAACCATTCTGTTTCCTTATGGATGCCAGTATGTTAGGTGTTGGTGTAGGGTTTGATACAAAAGGTGCTGGTGAAATAGTTGTAAAGGGTATAGATAATAATAGGGATGAACAAATATATGAAATACCAGATACTCGTGAGGGTTGGGTAGAATCACTTAAATTATTATTAGAAAGTTATTTTCACGGACAAGCACCTGTAGAATTTGACTATAGAAAAATAAGAGGAGCTGGAGAACCAATATCAGGTTTTGGTGGTGTAGCTAGTGGTTATGAACCATTAGAAGAAGTGCATGAAGATATCAGAAAGGTATTAGAAAAGAATAGTGGAGAACCAATCACAATCACTACAATTGTTGATATTATGAACCTTATA